AACTATACCTATATATATTAAAAAATTAAAGTCAAAAATGTCAAATTCATCACAAAAACTAAAGATTTTTGTGTTTTCTTTGACAAGTCATATAAATCATGCAAATGGTGTGAAAAAAAATAATTTAAACGTTTTTATATTTTAATCCCTTCGGTATAATATAAGTGTCCGGTCTTACTTGTATCCCTTTTCCATTTCTGAACATATAAAATCCAAATTCTTCATTATAAAATGAATATATGTTTACAGAATATATTTTTGCTTCACCAACTCCATAGAAATAATAGAAGTTATCATCTTCCTTCATGTTTTGATATTTCTTGGATTGTATGGTAAAGATTTTTTCATCATATTCAAATGATATATCGATCCCACCAAACATATCATCTACATCACCAAATTCAGCATGTTGTATGTTTGACACGTTTGGAAATTTTTTAATTCTATTAATTGTTTCGATTTCAGCTTTATTTCCATTATAACTTGTATATACAATAATTCTTAATATATCATAAATAATCGTAGAATCCTTTGAAAAAATCTTATCTTTATTTTCAAATAATATTTCAAAGAATTTTCTAATTTCGGTTTCCCATTTTCCTAAATAAAAATCTACCTGAGTGTTTTTTATTTCTCCTTTTACGATTTGGGAATTCACCCAATTTAATAGATTAAAAATCGCAATTTTATTTGTATCTAAATAATTCAAGAGTGATCGTTTAGGGTCTCTACCTCCCAGTATTTCCTCTACGAACTCAGCCACGACTCGATTAAAACGAATTTTTGAAAGATCGTATCCCATATTCATAACCCCTATTCTTTTCCCATTGACTTCTCCCCATTGACCTTTTGGTTCAAAATAATCTTTCATTACATCTCTTATAACTTTATCTATATTATATTTTTTGAAATATTCCCATGTGTTATTCATGAATTTTAAATTATATTCTACTACGTTTTCTTTCATATTAGTTCTTTAAATTTTTCTGTTTCTATTCTTTTTATTTCGATTCCAAGATCCTTTCCACGAAAACCTAATTTCATAATCTCTTCTGCATCTGTTGTTACAGAATATTTAAGAAAAGCATCAACAAATTTTCTATCCAAGTTTTCCAAGTCTGCATATTCGGATATTGTATTGTTACTTATGCGATAATCAATTTTATAACGATATAACAACACAATATTTAAGTATTTATTGTCATAATCAAATAATTGTTCAATATTTTTTTCATTAAAATATTTTTTTATTTTCAATAATAATATAACAGCATCAGATATACGACTTGGTAGGCGAAATTCTTCTGTCATCTTTAAGTTAAAATCGTGAGTTGGTTCATTTCTATCAAATAATTTTGTGTATATTATCTTTTCGTTTAAGGTTTTCAATACATTTGTATTTAATTTAACATCTGGATACATTCTAACGAACATTTTGAATTCCTTTAGATAATTCATATATCTAATCCAGGATTCCATATCACGATGTTGTTGACACCACATTAACATACCTGGTTTTTCAGGATTGCCATAGAATTCTTCATTTATTCTTTCCTGTGTCACATCATCTTCGGGTGATATTCCATTCAAACGATTATCATAAGTTATGGCATCGGCTGTTGCTTTATCGATTTTTAGATTCATTTTTGAGGCAAAACGAAATACTCTTAAAATTCTCAATCTATCTTCTGCAAAACGATCTCTTGGATTACCAACAGCTCTTATAATTCCATTTCGAATATCTTCGAGTCCTCCAACTAAATCAACAATTTTTTCTCTTCTTATATCATAGTATAAAGCGTTGCATGTCAAGTCTCTACGAAATACATCATCACGTATAGTTATATGTCTTCCGAATTCAACTTTTGGGTTATTTGGATCTACTTTATTATCTCTTCCTTTTGCGATATCTTTACGATAAGAAGCAATTTCTATACCATCTGGTGTTTCTTTTGTAAATACACGAACAACCGCAAAATGTCTACCATGAAGACCAAGACGATAACGATGTTCTAGTATGCGAACAATTGCGTTTGGTTGTGCATTTGTTACCAAATCAAAATCGTGTGGTTCTTTTCCAAGAATAAAATCTCTAACAGCACCACCAACCACAAATAAATCATATCCATGTTGATGAAATATATTTGAAAGTTCCTTTACATCTTTTGGTATGTGCATTCTTTCTCTTATTATTTCATTAAGAAAATATTTAAACAAAAGAAGGTAAGTTGTATTGGAAACGTAATGATAATAAAGGAATTTCTATATTTAATTGTCGTATTCATATTCATGGTAAAAAAAGATTAATACTAAAAGCTTATCTAAATCATTATAATATTAATGGTTCTTATTTCGATGTAAAAATGAGTAACGGAATTCCAATATTTCGAATGAATATCGATGTGTATCCAAATGTTTACAAAATGCTTTATCTACTTGATTATAAATATCAAAAAAATGGATAAATATTATATTGTTCACGATAACGGCTATTATTTTGTTTATCGGGATATTATTAAAGAAGGATTGAAAAAATATTTTGATCTAAATATAATTGATGATAATGCGATGGTTGTTCAAAATACAAAATCAGCAGTTCTTAAACTTTTTTTTAATAAAAAAATGGATCATGAATTATTGATGAAAGTAAAAAAACATTTATTTGATAATTTACCATACTTAAAAAGAGTTATTTTCAATAATAGAAATATGGTATTATATTTTAAGCATAATATGAAAGCTATGATTATTTATTGATATGGTAGTAGGAAATGATTATTTAATAGAAAGATTAATATCAACATCTCACGATAGTAAATATCTTTGGTACGGTGAAAGATTAAATCGAGATGGGTTAAATTTTCATACTCAACATCACATATCAAATAAAAAGTGGATACGAATCGATGTTGGTAGAGAGTATATAAAAGGTGCAAATACAACATATCTAACAATAAGGTTCTTTGATGGCAATGAATATCATTTAGCAAAAAGATTGTTAGCAAGAAGATATATGAAAATATACGATCTTTTTGATATTTGTAAGGAAAAAGCAAGATGATGGTATGATTTTTGTTCCTTTTTAAAAAAAATATATACAATTATGGGAAAAGTATCGGACATATATGACAATTTAACCTACAGACCTGATGATGATGACGAGTATGGTAGTGTGAATTTAGATATTAAATCATGGGCAGATAGAAATAATATAGATTATTCAAATTTATTAGGTACTCCAAATTCTTGGGAACCAAAAGATGTAGGACACCATTCAAATATGGTTCATAATAATCGTACAATTCCAGCAGACACATTTTTACCGAGTGATGGTCATATGTGGATACACCAAAGTAATAGGAACGCTATATTAGAATCTTATAATTCGATTCCTGGTGGTGAAAAAATAAATAAGACAGGGGGAGGATATTGTGGAGATACTTTTAGTAAAAAATTAGGTAATAAATTTTATAATGAAGCATTTGATCCTGATATATCAGATGATTGGGAAGATAAACCTTTAGGGCCTGGTTGGTGTGATTTAGGTAATGATCCATTATCATTTCCAAAATTAAATTCCATTAAACCGGAAGTGTTTGATTATAAACTACCAAAACTATCATTTCCAAAATTAAATCCCATTAAACCAAAAATGTTTGGTTATAAACTAGATGAACCAATTATATATAAATACCCATTATCAGATATTAATACAAATTCATTCAGTACTTCCTACGAAAAACCTGTTTTAAATTCTTTTGATAGAAGCGTCCATGAAAGTCCATCAGACTGGGGTGTAGATTTATCAAAATCATATGCTGATCCTCTTGGATTTTCAAAACCATTCAATTCATATAAAGTTGATAATAGTTGGGAAAATGAAGTTTACGGAAAACCTATGAGTGAAATAGGTATGTATGATACAAAACCTATAAATTATGATAGATGGATTAATAATCCATGTGTTTTAAATGATGGTAAAGATAAAATTCATACGGGTGTTGATAATTCAGCGATGATGATGAATTATAAAGATCATTGCTCATGGCTATAAAATTAAAAAAGGGGGAAATTTTCCCCCTTTTATTTTTTTAATACTTTTCAAGTATTTTAGATATTATTGGATTTCGAACTATGTCTTTGCTTGTGAACTCCATTATACCTACTCCATCCACACTCTTTAATTTATCCAGAGCATCTTTCAACCCACTTTCTTCTTCATTTCGAAATCGATCAATTTGTTCAATATCCCCCGATACAATGAATTTTGTATTAAAACCGATTCTTGTTAAGAAAGTTTTCATTGCTTTTTTTGTTGAATTTTGAGCCTCTTCAAATATAACAATAGAATTATCTATGTTAACCCCTCTTAAATAGGCAATTGCTAAAGGTTTAATTATATCAGCCTTTATCAATCTTTTTCTTAAATCTTCACCTATTATCTTATCTATTAGATAGTAAGTTGAAAATAGATAAGGATCTAACTTTTCTTCTAAGGTTCCTTTTAGATAGCCTATTTTTTCCTCTGATTCGACAACAGGTGTAATAATAATTATTTTATTAAACCCATTACCTTTTGTTTTTAGAAGTTCTAAAGCCTTTACTATACTTACAAACGATTTACCAACTCCAGCAGGTCCTTTGCATAAAACAATTTGGTTTTCATCTATAAGACTAGAAAATTCTTTTTGACTTCGATTTTTACATTTTAGTTTTACTTTACCATTCAGTAAAGATCCAGCAAATTGTTCATTCGTGAATTCGATTCCTTCATCTACCAATCTACTGACAATTTCAGTGTTTCTACTCATAAATAAAGCATTATTTTTTAAAAATAAAAAATCCCAATCAGATTCAGTTTTTTCTTGATTTGGGATTTGTGAAAAATAATTCATATTACAATTCATACAATTCTATATATTAAAAAATAAAAATAAAAATTAATATATAGATAAAAATCTATTAAATTTTTTATGATTTACAAATTTAAAAAATTCTTTCTAATTGAAGCAGAGCAAGTAAGACCACCGATAGATGAAGTTGATGAGCTTGATGAAATTCTTGAAGATGAATATGATAGCATAAATCTTTCAAAAAGGCTTGAAAATCGTCTTAAAGAACTTAAAGAAAATGTAAGTAAAAAGATTGAAGTTGGTGATGAAGTATTCTTGAAGGATGAAAAAAAAGGAAAATTATCAGATAAGGTATATGATTTTTTGAAGTCAAAAAATAAATTTAAAGTATTAAAAATAAATGATAAAGGAAAATTAGATATCGGGTATCGTTATAAATATATCCGAGAAGAGGATGGAAGAAAAGTAAAAAGAATTTTTTATTTTAGTCCAAGAAGATTTGAAAAAATAGATGTTTTAGATCCAGTTGCTCAATTTATATTATCTCTAAAAAATATAGAGAAGAAATATTTACTTGATTATCCGTTGGATTATTTAGATATTGATGAAAAAGGTAATTTATCATCTTTATCACGTAGGAATGTTGAAGCCGGTGTTGATCCATATAAATCTCCAAAAAGACAAATGAGTAGGTTAAATAAAATTCTTACAAGAATTGTTTTACCAGATTATTATAATAAGATGTTAAATCCACATATGATAGAAATTTTCTTAAATAAATGGCGAGTAATGTTTGATACAGATCTTCATGTAGAAGTTCTAGAAGGGGAAGCAATTTTAGAAGCATATAATTACCTGGGTAACTGTGATCCTAGTTGGATTTCAGCATCTTGTGCAAATTTCAGACCACAAGGCGCCTCCGGAGGCTCGTCGATGCTCCGACCACAAGGTACTGATAAATTTAGAGTGCTTACAGAAAACCCACAAATAAAAGCATTAATTGTTCGTCAACAAGGAAAGGTTATGGGAAGAAGAATTCTATTTGAAGGAGTTCAAACAAAAACTCATGGAAGATTTGAAGAAGGTAAAACATATAAATTTTTAAATAATTTTTATGGAAAATCAGGTAGTGGTGGTAAAGTAGATGCTACAATGATGCGTTGGGCAAGGGATAATGATGCTTATACACATCAAAACGTTAGAGGAGATGATATATTTCGAATAAAGGTAGATAAAACATGTTATCCATCATATCCACCTATTGATTATATGTTTGTAAATTTCGATTTAAATGAATTTGCAAGTAAAAATCCAGAAGGCGGCGGTGGGTATGGATGGCGACAAGCATATGGAGCAATCTGTAAAAAATAAAAAAGGAGGATTTTTCAATCCTCTTTTTTTATTTACATAGCATGTCGGCCGCTTTTGAAGCCGCCCAACTATCGGGTTTCGTTTCCACATTATATCCCAATCCTTTCAAATATCCAACAGCACTGTCATGAACAATACTTGATTTTGTTTCCTTGTTAAAGTTTATGTCAAGGTGAACAGTTACGATTTTTTTTTCAGATTTTTCATTTACAACCGATTCTATATAATCAGCAATATCTCTACTATATTCAACCTCGTTCCATAATCTTGAGAAAATATCTCGAATTTTTGAGATATTTTCTCTTTTGAAAATGATATGAACACCTTTTCTTGGTTTCAATAATCCAATAACAGTAACATACTTCGTGTAGTTTCTATATTGCCTTGAATCAGTACCAATGAAAACTTTAACTTCTGGATTGTTCCTAAGATAATCTTTAACGTACAACCCCACATCCTTTAGCTCATCACCGCCAAAAAGCCTAAACATTTTATTTTTCATAATAAATTAAGGTTTTTTGACCGCCATCAAGATTTATATATTAAGATTATTTTACTCACTTTTTCTTGTTTTCTTATTTAAAGCTAAATAAATTTTACGATCGTCTTTGATGACATTTAAAACCTTAACTGTTACATCATCACCAACTTTAAGATCCACATTATTTTTACTCAAATAAGAGCTTTGGATCAATCCATTTGTTTCTTCATCTAATTTAACAAGAGCCCCAAAAGGTTTAATATCAATAACTTTACCTTTTACTATCTTATCTTTTCGAATGGTATCCCAAAGAGTTTGACGTAGTATTTGTGTTAGAATAATTTTCGATTTCTTAGGTATAATTTCTTTTATGTAGAAATTTATTATCATTCCTGGTTCAATTGTTTTCCATTTTTCTTTTTGCCATTCTTCTACAACATTATAACGATGAATCATACCTGTTAGACATTCCATGAATTCAATAAATACACCAAAAGGAGTAGTTCCAGTTACGAATCCTTCGTATATCTTTTTAGGATCTTTGTCGAATTCTTTTTTCAGATTGTTTATTGTATCTGGTATGAGACTCTGTAAGTATTTTCTACGACTAACAACATAAGCCCCTTTATCTTGTTGTAGAGTTTCTAACATTACATTTATTCTTTTACCAATTAATTCATCTTTTTGTTCATCCGTTAATTTATTTATACCAGCAAGTGTTGTTGGCATAAAGGCATCTACTGTTATATTATCCATTTCTATATCCAACATAAAACCAGCTGGTTTCATTTCAGTAACAAGTGCTGTTAGTGGTTCATCTTGATGAAAATAATCTTTTAGTTTATCAGATACATTCAAACGAATTATATCGGTTATTGATCCTTTTATGTAAAAAGGATTATCTGATATTTTGGTGATTATAACATCTATTTCATTACCAACTTTTAATTTATCTATAATTTTTGAATCCGATATTTTGTTTTCCACATAAACAAAATCTTTATTTCCGACATCTATTTTGATCTCCTTTTTATCAATAGAAAAAATTTCTCCTTTTATGATTTCATCCTTTTTGATTTCCCTAAAAGTTTCATCCTTTTTCAATATTTTTTTCAAAAGCAATTTATAATCATCATTAAGAGATGAAATTGAGTCGTCGCTTTTTATTTTAAGAATTTGATTATCGTTGGTTAGAGTTTCGAAAATATCTGGTAGTTGTCCAATATTTACGCCTTCAATTAATTTCATATTTTGTGTTTTTAAGAGTTAATATATCTATTTTGTAAAATGTAAAAAGTTTATTTTTCATAAAAAAAAAAATCCCAAAATGGGATTTTTTTTAAGTTTGGGTGAACGTGCTATCTGGTCTATCACTTTCGAGAGTTCGATATCCTCGATCTCTTGGTATATCAAATATACTTTCTGGTTCATCAACGTGTTTTTCTCTTAATTCCCAAATAACATCTATGAAGTTATAACGGAATGTTATTGTAAATTGTTTTTCTGATACATCTTGTTGTTGATAACTCATACGAAGTTCTGATAAAGTTTTCAATAATATTTCTTTAAACAAGACGGTATATATAACATCACCAGTTTTATCCAATACAAGTAGAGAAAAATAAGGTAAGTATGTTTTACGATTATTTTGATAGAATTCCATTAATATTTCCATCAACATAAAGTAGTTAATATGAGAATCCACAGAACGAAATGTTATATCTAATTCTCTTTGATATTTATCAAAAATATTACCAGATTCTTTCCATTCGATTTCTTTTCCTTTCCAAAATGTTTGTTTAGGGGTATCTATAGATATACTCGGAAAAACAATTTCTTTGATTGTTGAATTAATAAAATCCAATACATTATCATAAGGCATATGATTATTATCAAGTATTCTTTGAAATTTACCAACTAATTTTTCATCTACAAAATCTGTTGGGAATTGAAAAATAAATTGATTATTTTGTGCATTTAATCTCATCTATATTATTTTATTTTTAACTAACTGAAGATGCGGTACCCCGATACTGCGTCAATGAAATACCACCATCCATCTCTCCTGAGTTTGAATCTTTAATTGTTAAATTGGGTGTTGTTGGTGTGGTTGTTCCCCAGCCAAGATTAAGTTTTAATTTAATAACATTATCAACATTTCCTATATCTTCTATACTTTTTATTTTATTCAAGTGAACCCTTTCTAGTACAATTGTATTATCATATTCATAATAAATTGTTAGACCAAGTGATGTTATTTGATTTTTAATTGCTGATATTTCGGTTGTTGAAAGGTTTTGGTTCATATAGACTATTAAGTTTCTATAATAATCTAATTCGTTTTGGTGTAAAACAGGTCTAATTGGTAGATTTTCTTCCTTGAATGCACTCTTTCTTTCAACTTTATCGTCAATTGCGTATCTTTTATCAACTCTCGATGCTGTTATATCTATACCGGATTTTAATCTAGGTATTCTTGTCTTTATTTCATTTTCAGGTAATCTTATTGTTGATGTTGCCAAATCTAAGAATTTAACATCTTCAAATATTTTTATTTTACCCGAGTAAAGTAGAGTTCTTGTATCATTTCCAACAATTGTTATATAAAAATTATCAAAGTCATTTTCATACATTTGTTTTATAGATTTCATATCAGACTCTTTTACCTTAAATAAAACAGTTCCAAGTTTTATGTTGTTTTCATCACTCTCGTGAAATATTTCTTTTTCAATCATTTGTGTGTCTGATTTGAAGACAAGTGTTAATCTTGAATTTATAAGTATTTCAGACATATCATAAGGTTCGGGTGTACTGCCTTCTTTCAATTGTCGAGCAATTCTGAATTTAATAACATTATCAAAAGGTGTTAATAATATAGTTAGAGTGCCCATAGTTTTATATTCATCTGCATCTACGGTGCTTCTTGAACTATTCAATAATATTTTATAGTTATTGATTAATATAGGATATGGTACTTTTGTAATACCATAACTAGTTGTCGCTTTTAAGTTTGGATTGCTTACATAATTCTCACCACGATAGTTATAAATTATTGGTTTATTAATTGTAGCAATATTTATACTTGATAATTTTTTACCATACTTAAATAGATTTTCGCGAAGACCAAGTGATGTGGTTCTTATAATTGTGCTATTATCAACTAAATCTATTATTTGCATTTCAACATCAATTGCTGCTGTTGTATTTGAATATTTGAATATTGGACGATATTCAATTTTTTGAGCAAAATTCTCTGTTACATTAAATTTTATAGGAAAACCACTTTGAATATTCTCTTCATAAAGTGTTACAATATAGTCAATATTGATTTTTCTACCTTTTTCTTCCAAACTTCTAATAAAATTATCTAGATTTTCATTTGATTCATCATATACACCATATATTTCAAAGAAATCCCAATTCGTTGATTCTTCTATAACTACACCAAGTGATTGATATTCAGCTGTTTTTGAAATACTTGTTTCAAATGTATCTCCTAGATAGAAATAATACGTGTTCAGAACAAATTCTTTGCTCGTTATAAAAGAAAAATCTATGAATATGGGTGTTGATACACCAAGACCAACTTCATCAAAAGTTATATTTTCGTTTATACTATCTGCAATTGGACGATTTGCTGTACCACTAATTATTCTTTGTTCAGATACAGCATCAATTGATGGTATGGAGAATGTCAAATATTTACCCCATTCGCGTTCACCATAACGAAATGGTGGTTCTATTTGCATTAGATGCTGAATACCAGTATCGCTTTTATCATAATAATAATTTGCGAACCAGTACAATTTATCTGTGTCAAAATCATAACAATATATTTTCATCAAAAAACCAATATAATCATCAAAATCATAATTGAAAGGAAAATGTATATTTACTTTATCATATTGAATTGGGGCTGTGAAATAATCCTGTGTTTTTAAGAAATTAAATTTACTTGTATCAACTTTTGTATATTTTTTCAAAACTGGATCAACATTAAATAATGTATAATCTATTATATTATTTAATGCTGATGATTTAGATACAAAGTTTCTTGATTGGTTTTGTAGATTTGTCCATATGGTATAATCTTCTGTTATATTTCCGTTATCATATATCCATTCGATTAATACATCCTCGTGTATATTGATGAATTTCCTATTGTTACTCATTAAAGAATAATTATTTTTATTTATATATTAAAAGTGGTCATTCAAAAACAAAAAAACACACTCCGTAAATCAGAGTGTGTTTTTAAAGTCTGTTTTTTTTCATCTATCTTCTAGGACTTCTTGAAGAAGGACTCGATGTTCTTGATGGTGCTGAATTCCTTGAAGGGGTTGATGGTGAGTAATTCCTTGAAGGACTCGATGTTCTAGATGGAGCTGAATAATTCCTTGAAGGAGCTGATGGAGCTGAGTAATTCATTGAAGGACTCGATGTTCTAGATGGAGTAGAATAATTCCTTGAAGGACTCGATGTTCTAGATGGAGTAGAATAATTCCTTGAAGGATTTGATGGCGTAGAATAATTTCTTGAAGGACTTGATTGATTTCTAGGGGTTTTTCTAGGTACTGAATAAACAGATGGGTTGGTAGATTTTACTGGATTTGAATAAATTTTAGTTCTATTTGTTTCAGTTTGTGAAAAACGCGATTCTTTTGGTGAATTAGTATTTGATTTTCTATAAGTATCTTTTGACTTATTTGATGTATATCTTTTTTCTGGTGAAATATTTTGAGGTTTTGAATATCTCATTTCTTTTGTGGATCTTTCTTGTGAAAGATTATGTTGTTCACGAGAAATTGGATTTTCAATAGATTTAGAATTTTTTTCATTTGTTTTTATTGTAGATATACTTCTACTTCCACGGGAATTATCAGAGTTATATATGTTGTGATTAAATCCGTGTCTGTGTCCATAATAATTTCCATAATAATTATATGAATATGGTGGATTCCAATAATTATATGGGTAATACCAAGAATAATACCACCCAAAATAATAAGGGTAATAATAATATGGATAATACCAATGGTAAGAATAATAATAAGGGTAATAATAATAAGGGTAATAATATGGATAATAATATGGATAATAAAATCCAATGTAGAATGGGCTATAATAATCAAAATTAACATTTATATTCCACACAAATCTCTTTATCCTTGTCTGGTATTCATCATAGACATATTCATCATAATCGTAATATTCATAATTATCATTATAATTTATATCATTTGTCGATGTTGATGTGATAGTATCGCTTACAATTGTAGAATATTGTGATTTTTTATAGTAAATACCATCTTGTTGTGACATTAATGCTCCCGTTGAACAAGATGTTAAAAATAAAGATACGATAAAACTAAATAATAGAAATTTTTTCATTTTAATGATTTTTTTTATTAAAAATACAAATATTATACCATATTGAGCTTTTCGATAATTAAATTGTAAATAAAGTTAAATAATTCATCTTTGTTCATATTTTTTATATCATTTTCCCATATTTGAATTAGTTTATAATTATTTGATTCAGCGTATTTTCTTTTTCTATTATCTTTTTCCCATACACTACTTATGGGTGTTCTTTTGAATGGATGATGAATTACATCATCTTCTTTATATAAAGATGGGTTAGAATGCCAATCATCACTATTTACATCAATTAAAAGATTCGTACCACCTATTCTAAAATCAAATTTTTTTTCCCCAATTCTGAAATTACTTATATAAGTGATATTTAATTTATCAAAACAAGATGATATTTTTTGTTCTAAAGATTCTTTTTTGTTCATTATTTCATTTTTCTGTTCATCATTCAATTCTTCCCAGTATTTTTTGTACCTCTTTAGAAATTCTTTTATTTCTTTTTCGAATAGGTCTTTTTCATCGTATTTCTTTATCCTACCAAATTGTAATTCACCTCTTAACCAATCATAACTTTTTTTATTTTCAATTATTTCTGATATTAATTTTTTTGATTTATAGTGAGGACTTTTTTTTATTTTATTTATTTTCAATTTTGAAACATTATCAACTCCATATTTTTCTGAGCATGTCTTTTTATATTTTTTTATTGATGATTTTGTCTTTTTTCTAGTTCTTTTCTTAAATCCGAAATAATCTAATAAAAAAATAACATTTCGATAGCTTATACCATATTCATCTCTTAATTCTATTAGAGTTCTGGATTTTATGATGTACTCATCATATAGATTATTTTTATTGCTTATTAAAGGATAGTTGTGCTTGATATATTGAAACTTAGTTTCTATCCGATCGTTTAATTTATTTCTATTACATTTATATATATGATGACCATCTTTATTTTTTATTTTCCTTTTACAAAATGGACATTTCATATGTTTATATATTAATACTGATAAATTGGATTTTTCCTAATTTATCAGTCATTAATTTGAAAAAAATTAAAAAAATATTTTAATATATAAAAATGAATTCAAAAAAAAATTATTCAATATGCCAATAGAAGATAAAAATTTAGGTAAATATAGAGTACCCGGAATTTATATCGAAGAAGTTGATCAGTCAGTAATCAATCTACCGATACAAGAGGTTTTAATTAATCTTGTTCCTGGTTTCTCTAGAAAAGGTCCATTTAACAACCCAACCAGGGTTAATAATATTTCAGAATTTGAAAGGATATTTGGATCTATTGACAAAGGATTGGAGACGAAAGGCTCTTATTTCCATAGAACAGTTGAAACAATGTTGGATCAAGGTCCAGTTTGGGCTTTGAATCTTTTGGCTACAGATCCAACAAGAGATAAACTCGAGTGGAAATCAATCTCTTTGGCAACTCAATATGATAATGGTTCATTAATTTCTTCTCCATATGAAAGATTTTTCAATCGTCAAGATTTCTGGATCAGAGACGATGATTCTTTTAATGATATTGTTATAGAAAATAACAATGGCGCGGAAGACGATGACCGATTATTACATATAACGAATATGTCTGATAAGGTGATAACGGTGTTTATGTTTAAGTCAGATGCCGCTGGATTTGATATATCAGCAGAACAATGGTATGGTGGTAGGAACAAGGTTCCTCTATTCATGAATTCAAAAGACATGATATCTGATTATCTAGTTAGTATATTAATTGTTTATGGTGATTGGTCAGATTACAAACAACTAAGTGGTGATGCTACATGGAGTGCATACTTCGGTGAAAGTGGTTTATATAAAACAAAAGTTGAAGATTTTGCAAATCATTATTTAGTAACAAGATTAGCTTATTACGATGCTTCTTTAATTCCTAATTTCAAGGACTTGAATAATCGTGATATGTATATAAAGAATATCATTAATAATGATACAGATAAAACTGGCTTGTTCTGTACATTCAATGAAGATATTCTTCTAAACGCGGATTCTTATCAAGGAAAAATTGATTTAATTGGTCAGACATTAGTTGGATTGGATGATGTTCCTGGTACACAACCAAAAACAACGATAGATTTCTTATCATATACAGATTCAATAAGTGAATCAGTTACATTTACAGAAAAAGGTCTTGATTCATCAGCCAATGTTTTTGGTAATTATGCAGCTGATATGACAACAGCTTGGATATCTGGTAGAACAGCTGGTTATACAAACTGGTATACAAAGGATATAGCATCAACAGGATCATCCTCACTTTATACTGATTTAACATCTTGTGATGGAACAAATATCACACTTGCTTCTGTTACAGGATTAGATGTTGATGATGTGGTTTATTTCAGTAAGAATTTTGATACAATTGATAGAACAACTCCTTATTATGTTAAAACTGTTGTTGGTAGTGATATCACAATATCAACAGAAAAAGGAGGACCACCATTAACAAGTATAAATACTGGTTCGACTACAGATATAGATGTTTATAAAATATCGTATCAATTTGATGATAATGCATCGACAGGATTTTATAACATAGGTGGATATAGATATTATCTATCTGGTGAAACAGAAGCTTATTTAGCTCCTTTTGTTATGACAAGTTCAGCACAAACTTATCAGAGATATGATGTTATATATTTAACCAGTACCGGTATCAGTAAGGTAACTGGAACACAGACATTAACATCGGCATCAAAACCAAATTATCTTGTTAATAATAATAATTCAATAATCTTGGGTTATACATTAACATCATACGATGGAGCTGGTTCCTTTACAATTAATTACACAGGGGTTACTGTTGATTCATCAGGTTATAAGAAGATTGATAGTAATTTCATATCTACTAACACAGGATCAACAACAACAGCGACATATCTTGATATAATATTTGACGATACTTATGGTTCAAGTAGTGATTGGACAAATTATACAAAACTAAGAAGTCTAAAAATCTACGCTGAATTAGCAGCTAAACTAGCCTTAGGTAAGGCTGTTGTAATAAATAAATCTAATGGATATAAATATGTAATTGAAACATACAGTTCTTATGATGCAACTGTAACAGAAAATGCAAGAATAAGAATTTATTTTGGATTAACTGATGATCCTTATGATTACATAGATACAGCAGATTTCATTCTTTATTATACAGATGATGAATTTCAAGTTGGTGATGGTAGTGTTTCTCAGTTCACAACCACGTTAAAACCACAAATAGATGCAACCGAAGGTGTTATAGGTAAATATTCATCATTATATTTATCATATGTAAACGGTGTTATTAATAATGATGATTATTATTATGTTGATAATAATAGTGGTGACACCGCAGCTAGACAGTGGATAAGAATGTATCTTGATTCAAATAGAGATATGGTTGTTAAATTCTTAAATCAATTAGATCCAGTGAATCTTACGACAATAGATCAATTTGATACTGGTTATGGTGGAGAATTGATCGTTCATTCAGAAAAATCAAATTGGAAACAGACAGTAGAAATTGAAAATCCAAGTACGATAACTGATTCAACAAACACCACATCTATTTATGTTAAAAAGGATCGTTATTCAGAAATAATAAAAGGAACATATCTAGAATCTTATTATGATACAAGTTATTATGATTATCCTGGAACAGGATATCTAAATGGTGAGATTCCAAGAAAATGGACAAGAATTCTTGATGTTAAGAATGATACAGTAGATACAACTCTTAAAATTCTTTACACAGATGCTCCTATTAAGATTTACACTCATAGTGATACATCTGGTACAACAATAGAATACTTTACAACAAGTTACTACACAATTGATAATTACGTAAGTACTTACAAGGGTATAGCAATTAACCCATTCAAAGTACATGCTGATTCTATTCCAAATAAAACAGAATCTCGCCAGGATAGTATTCTTGATGTTATTGCAAAAGGCACAAGACTTGCTCAAGGATTAACAAACAAAAATAGAATAACTTGGAGATACCTTGTTGATTCATTTGGTTTGGGATTAACATCCGATTCTAAACAGCAATACATAGATCTTTGTGGTGATAAGCTAAATGCATTAGGTTTCATTAACATGCCAAGTGCAAAAGATTTCAAGAAATCATCTAATCCAAGTTTCATAAGTTCAGATGGTTCATTGAGTATGGAATTCATAAAAGAAGGAGCTGATGCAAGTAAGAATCCAGACTTTTACTATTCATTTGGTGAAGGAGTTGGTAGATCTTGTGTATCTTACTGGTTCCCATATATTAAAACAGATGATGAGAGTTCCAAATTTATTCCACCAGCAGCTGAAATAGCAAAAACTTTCATGAATAAGTTTACAACTATTGACGCAAGTATTCGTCCTTGGACCATATTAGCTGGTGTAATTCGTGGATCTCTAACAAATGTAAGAGAAACTGAAATTCGTTTCACATATGCAGATCTAGAATATCTACATGATATGGGATCAAATCCAATTGAATATGTTGAAAACTATGGATTTATAATCAATAGTGATAATTCGGCTCAAGTTTATCCATATTCATCCTTGAGTTTAATTCACTCTCGTGAAGTGTTGATTGAACTTGAAAATAGACTATATGATATGTTGTTGAATTATCACTGGAGATTCAATACTCCTGAAATTCGTGCAGAAATTAAGTATAGAGCAGATCAAATCTGTAAAGAACTTGCAGAAGCAGATGCAATATACGCTTACAGAAATGTTTGTGACAAAACAAATAACCCAGATTATATAATTGACTTACAAATGGGTGTTCTCGACACCTATATTGAAATCATCAAGGGTATGGGTATAATTGTTAACCAAATTACTATACTTAGAAAGGGAACCATTGAGTCATCAGGTTTCTTACAAACATAAATATAAAAATTCAGGTAAAATCCACTTGAAAAAGTGGATTTTACCTGAATAAAAATTAAATATATAAAAACGGAACAAAGCACGTTTAATATATAAAATTGAAAAAAAAATTTGATATTATGCCATTAGCACATTTTACTAACATAGATTCACACAATAAATTGTGGGAACCAGTCCATAAGAATTTATTTGAGGTAAATTTTATTTTACCTCCAGCACTAGAAGCACAATATGGGAATAGAAAATATCTTCTTTTAGAGAATGCTATATCTATTAATTTACCAGATTATCCAAATCTTCCAACACAATCTCAAAGATTTAAGTATTCAACAAGATTGTTTGTGATGATGCCAGATACAACATCTATTGATGATGTTACTATAAGTTTCAACTTATTGAAAGATGATCAACATCAAATGTTTGTTTTCAGGATGTTAAAGGATTGGTATGATCTATCTTGGAATAATGAAACTGGTGAATTAAATTATAAGAAAGCTACCGTTGGTCAGATTCTTGTAAATGTTCATGATAAGGATGGTGTTATCTTAAGAAGAGTTGTTTATCATAATGCGGTGTGTAATAATTTTAGTGGTATTGAAGCTCATGCTTGGGAAGATACAGGTACTCTTCAAGGACCATTTGATGCTCACTTCGCTGTGGATTATTGGGAAGACTTCTACTACTAAAACTTGTTGATTTTCAAGTAGTTATAAAAAACTTAAAATAATTCAATAAATTATTGAGAAGAACCTTGATTTTATAGTATAAAATCAAGGTTTTGTTATGCTATATAAAAAATGTAGAGTTTGTGGTGAAATGAAAGAAGTTGATAACTTTCATAAAAAAATGTCAACCAAAGATGGTTATAGAAATGAATGTAAAGAATGTGTTAAAGTAATTCAGAAGAAATATAAAGAAACGCCTGGATTCAAGGAAAAACAGAAAGCATACGATAAAAAAAGATATGAAGAAAAAAGAAAAGAAATTCTCCAAAGAAAAAAGGAATATCATGAAGAAAACAGGGAACGAATTCTTGAATATAAAAGAAAATATAGAAAAGAAAAAGATTCACAAATTAGAGAATGGAGAAAGAATAATCCTGAAAAAAACACAAAAGGACAATTAAATGACAGAAAAAAATATCCTCATGTTATAGCATGGCGTTCATAAATTTAATAATTAAATTAAACTATTTTTTATTTTACATATATATTAAAAAAATGGTGGCTTCCAATGGGCCGAGGCAAGCTGAATATATATTTTTACAAAAAATAATATAAAAATTATGGCACAAAATGATGATGTTTTAAAACAGTTCATAAAAGATCAAACTGGTGGTGGAACAAAAATTGATAAAGTTAATGAAGTAAACATGGATACTTATAAAGAAAGTGTTGTTTATGGTAGAGAATATATTTCAATTGATGTTAAATCCTTACCAGCTGGTGTTTTCTACAAAGAAGGTACAAGAATAAGCATTCGCGGAGCTTCTGTTGCTGAGGTTCAAGAATATTCAGTTGTAGATCAAGCAAATATAATGGATGTAACGGAAAAAATGAATAAGATTTTATCGCGTTGCGTTAGATTTATTCGTTCAGATGGTACTACGGGTAGTTATAGGGATTTAAAGGATAACGATCGTATATTCTTAATATTTATGATTAGAGAACTCACCTTTCAAAAAGGTAATAATTTAGCCAAGGAAGTCACTTGTGAAACTTGTGGTCATGAATTCAAAATTGAATATCGTGCTACCAATAGTGAAAGAAAACCTAATACTTTTGTAAATCATGAGATGAATGAAGAAATTGCTGAGTTTTTCAATCCAGATTTAAAAGTTTTTGAATTTGAAATTGATGATAAGGTCTATAGATTATCTCCACCATCTATTGGATTACAAGAATCATTTTTCGAAAATCTTAAGGTGAATATACAGGAAAATCCTAACAAAAAACCAAATGTATCATTCCTAAAGATTATACCATTTACATTATATGATAGAACGACTATAACAGCGGATGGTATAAAAGCAAAAGAAAAAGAATTTAGTGAAATGGATATGGATTCGTTCCAGACATTAGATTATGTTATCGATAGAATGGAATTTGGTATTAAAGAATTAAATTCAAAATGTCCTGTGTGCGGTGCGGAGGTCCGCACCGAAATGTCGTTTCCCTCAGGAGCAAAGAGTCTTTTCACTGTTTCAAGTCCACTTGAGAAACTTAAGAAAAAATAAGTTAGAACTTGGGATACAGGCTAATCAACCTTCTTGGTGTATAGATTCTTGGCCTTATTATGAATATGAGGATTGGATCGAATTACTAAACGAAAGAAACGAAGAAGAAAAGAAATCCCGTGAAAAACAAGAAAAAGAGCAACAAAGACGACAACCTAAAATACCTGATTATTCAAAGTCAATGCAAAATTTCAAACCTGGTAGCTACAAACCACCAAAAATGCCCCGATAATTTTTTCGGGGTATTTTTTTAATATATACAAATAACAAAATAAATCTATTATTATGAAAACAAAATTCAATAATTTTTTAAATGAATCTGTATCCCGAATTCAATATAATATAGGTATAGATGAATTAGAATCAGGCGAAAGAGAAATTCAAAACAAAGCAGAGAGTTTGAATTTAAGTATTTCAATTTCAAGAACACCCGGAACCACTATGACGACTTTACTTATGAAAGTAGAAGGTGAAGACGATTCGATTGCTGAATTTAAAGATTGGTTAAAAAATGATTTTTAGAAAATGATAGAAGTAATATCATGAAATATTTAAAATATTTTGAAAATAAAAAGATAGAATGGGATGAAGAATGGGAAGAATCTCAGGAACAAAAGGATTGCAAACACATATGGGTAAAAAAGGTTGAAGGGGGAAGATTGGCACCACCTATATATTATAAAGAATGCAAGTTTGAATCAAATATAGATTTTGATGATTGGGACATAGAAGAAGATGAAGATAATGTTCTTGAAACTAAAGGTATAGTATATAAAACTATTAGAGATATAATTAGGGATAAATTTAATATTGAGATTGAAAGTATAAGTAAAACTTTTAAAGAAATGGGTATGGATGAATTGGATTGTATAGAATTAATAATGGATACAGAATTTTTTTTGAATATGGCAATTCCTGATACAGAATTAAGTCATTTAACTAATGATGGTAATCTTTATAATGTTAAATTGGTGAGTTTTATTGATTTAGTTGAAAGAATATATTATTGGAATAAAAAAGATTAATATGAAAAGACTTACTAAACAAGAATTTATAGAAAGATGTAAAATAGTACATGGTAATAAATATGATTATAGTTTAGTTAATTATAAAAATTGTATGTCTAAAGTTAAAATAATATGTCCTGAACATGATGAAATAAAAGATAATTATTGTAAAGATAATAATATTAATAAAATATAATAGAAAATTAAAATTTAATATTTTAGAAAAAATAAATGAGTTTATTTATGAATAAAGAAATTCATATGTTCGATTTGGATGGAACACTTTGGAACATAAAGTCTGAAATATGGTTGATCGATAAAGAAAACCCGCAAAGGCCAATTGTAAAAATAGATTCTTTAGAATTTTCGATGATTAAAAATGGTATGTTTCGAAAAGATGATATACCAATTGATTATAACGGGCAGAAGTTTTATATCAGTAAAAAAATATACAACAAGGTTTATAAACGTAAAGGATTTGAAAATTTAGATCGTTTAGGTATAAGTTTCATAGATTTTTATGATAAAGAAAAACTTAATAAAGCAGATAAAGATTTTATTGTAGATAATATATCACATTTAAGGGGTAAAAAAGTTCATGTTGGTTTATTAACAGCTCGTTCAAGTCAACGAACACATTCTGATATTGTGAATGAACTTCGATTAGAGTTAAAAAATATGAATATTCCACTGAATAAAATATATTTTATTGGGGATAAGTTTAAAGTAACTCACGATGATATAATGAGTTTGAAAAAGGCTCATATATTATTAGAACATCTGATAGGATTCAAAATAAAAGATAATAAATTTATTCCTATACGTCAGGATTGGTATGACAATGTTCATTTTTATGATGATAATTATACAAATATTAATTATGCAAATGATTTACAGAAGATATTTGAAGATGTTTTAACAAATACAGATGATGATTTATTTAAGATTATCCTGGAAAGAGTGGATTCAGAAGAACTGATATTAATTAATCATTTGGTTTCAAATAATGAAATTAAAAGATTCAAGGATACAAAAATAGTGTTGAAAGAACCTGGTAAATTTCCAATTCAGTTAGAATCATTTTCTAGTTATTCTGGAATAATACTCGAAGAAGTAAATTCAAATAAATATTATAAGGTTGTAACAAAGGATTTGAAATCTTTAGGGCTCAGAAACAATCCTACAATTATGGATTTTCCAGTTGGAGATTGGGTTTATGAACCAAATCCAACAGAAGGACCTGGTGGATGGGGTGGAACCGGTGGTATTTGGGTTGCAAATGGATTGAGTCAAGGAAAAGGATTATTAAAATACATGCAAAAGAAAGCATTAAAAGAAAACGATGAAGAATTGAAAGATTGTAGATTATTTGAAGTTGAGATCGGTAATGTTTTATATTCCAATTCTTATCGTTCAAAAGTGGATGCTGTAAAAATGATAAAAGAATTATGAAACACTTAAAATTATTTGAAGAAATAAAAGATATAGATCAATATTATTTTGGAGAAAATAAACCAGATCCTATCGATCCTTTTGGTGAAGAGGATTGGGATGAAGTAGAACCAGATGGTACTTTCCTTACGTGGCTAAAAAGAGAATACCCGGATAAAAATTCTTGGAAGAAAATAAAGGAAATAGATTGTTCTAATAATAATTTAACTTCCCTAGAAGGAATAGAGAATTTAAGGAATTTAACACATTTATGGTATTATAATAATAATTTCAGTAATGATTATAAGAATTATCTAAAGAAATATTGTAAGGAAAATAAAATAATATTAAGATGAAGTACCTTAAATATTATGAAAATATGGATATTGATCCTTTTGGTGAAGAGGATTGGGATGAAGT